CCCCGCCGGGAGCAGTCCTCGTCTTACCGAGGGTCCACACAGTTTCGCCGCGAGTTTTCATCTCGTGCGAGACGAACTTGTAGGCGGTGTTGATGGTCATGGTGTCTCTCCTTTTTCCGGGGAGCTCCGTGCTCCCCGCAGCATCTGTACAGACTATACGACCCCAGTCGACGCGAGTCAACTGGGGTCGTATGGTCCTTTTGGGGTGTGGGGGGCGTATCCTTATATGGGCAGATCTTCGTCGGCTTCGTCGGCTTCGGCCAGGTCGAGGCCGATCGGCTCCTCTGGATCCGTCAGCAGGCGGAGCGACTCCTGTCTGTCGCTCTCGGTGATGGCCCGCTCCGCGATCACGGCCCCGTTGTCCTCTCGAATCTCGCGTACTTTCCCGTCAGTAAAGTGCGCCTCGACCCGGACGCTGACGGGCCGGTACTCGTGGCCTTGGCGAATCACTGACGCGATCTGGGAGATTTGGCCTTCATACACGCTGCGTTCACTCTTTAGCCTGTCCTTGACCTCCTTCTCTTTGGCGGTGTGCTCTCCTACCGCGCCCTCGAGCTGGGCGAGGCGCTTCCCCGCCTCCCTGATTTCGGGCTCCGTTAGGTTCACCGGTAGATGATCGGTGCGGACAGCTAGCACCCGCACGTCCGCCTCTTTCGTCGTCTTTTTCTTGGCCACGATTCCCTTTCCCGTGAGTTAAAACGGCAACCCATCTCCGTCCGGGGCACCCCCGGACTGGTCCTCCAGCACCTGCTCTGGCACGTCTGCCAGTGGAATGACCGGCACGCCCGAGACGGCCGGCCGGGCCGCCGGCCTTGGCGAGGACCCCGCCGACGGTCGACCCTGAAGCTTGTCCAGCGCCGAGATCTGACGCCCCAGGCGCGCAGCGAACGCGGTCGCCTGCTCCTTGGTGAGCGCCCTCTTGAGCGCTAGACCACCGCCGCCATTCACCCAGCGAATACGATCCCGGACCTTACCCAGGTACTCCTCTTGCTCGATCACGAGCTCGACCTCCAGGCCAAACCCGGCCGGCAAGGGAGAACCCTCAGTGAACACGGAGAGATCGTTATTTGGATCGTTCCACCCGCACGCGCGGAGTGACTTGACCGTGTTCTCGATCGTGGACTCGGTGAAAAAACCGTACCACGTCCTCCGCTCCCCGGCCGGCTCGACGAGTTCGAACTGCACGGCGATCTGCTCGGTCATTTTGTCCGTGAGTCCCAGAGCGGCGCTCACTGCCCGACCTCTATACTTTCCCAGTAGTAACATTATTCGTTCCTTTCTTGGCCCGCTTCGGCGAGCCTGGCATTGCACCGTGAGTTGATTTTGGACAGCTTCACCGCGTCCTTCCCGGCTTCCGCCAGGCACGCCATGATCATCTTCTCCGTCTCGCCTCCCAGGCGCTTCGCGGCGGCCCTGATCGCCGCCGTGAGCTCGACTGGATTCGCCGGTCGGTGCTCCAGGATGGCGGTCCACAAATCGTCCCAGTTAAGCGGGATCTCGGGCGGAAGATCGTGCCTATTTTTAGCGTCGTAGGCGGCGGTCTTCCGCGTGTAGAGGAATCTACTGTCTGTCAGGGCGGCCCGGACCTTCGGCATTCCACCTCTGGTGTCTTTCGTCCGAACGATCTCGAACTTGGCGAACAACACAGCATCCGCCCGCTCCTTCACGAGACCGCCGGCCTTCTCGTGCAGCTTCAGAATGTGCCGATCGTATCCCTCGCCCTCGGGATCGTCGAACCTTTTTATCACTGAGTGTGACAGGGTCAACACGTTCATCCCTTTGGCTCTGACCCTTTCCAGAGCAGCGATCAGACGGCGCCATTCGTTCAGGGCGACGATGTTTTCGCCCTTGCCGAAGCCATACTCGGCGATGTTTGACTTACCGTCACGGGCGCACACGTGCGCCCAGATCACGCCCTCGACCGCGTCAAGCGTGTCGACCACGAGCGTTTTGTACGGGTGATCCTGGGTCTCCAGGATTCGCAGCGCACCGAGGAGCTCTTCGTAGTTTCCGGGCGCGGTGCGGCCCGCCTCAAACTCAAACCGGGTCGTGTCTAGGTTGAGCGTGCCCTGCTCCACGTCGAGGAAGATCGGGCACGGAGAGGCCGCACCGAAGGAGGACTTCCCCACCCCCTCCTGGCCGTACACGTGGATCCAGATCGGGTGCAGCTGCCGGCCGGTAGAGACTCGCAACTGCAAGCCGGGAGACGAAACTGGATTACTTTTGGGGTTCGGAAGCATCGCCATCTGTCAACTCCTCGTGAATGGACGTGGTCTTTCGGTAGCGGGTCTCGTCCGTGAGGCTCGCCTCGCCCGTGCAGACCGGGAAGAAGGAGCACATTCGCCCCCAGTGGAAACAGGCATCAGGGTTCCGTGGGTACCTTCCTGCGAGCTCGGCCTCGCGAATCTGCCGGCCGAGCTGCCAAACTTCGTGCAGCGCCTCCTCTGTCTCGCCCTCCAGGCGAACGACCTCGCCGCGCTGGTAGTAACGGGACGGATCTTCCGCGATCGCGGTCAGGAGGCGCTCCCGGAACTCTTCCGGGGTCTCGTCCTGTTCCCGCTGCGTCTTATAGAGGACGCCACCCTTGGTGTACTTCTTCGCCTCTGGAGGGGTGGCGCGGTAGGGTCGGAGAGCGGGCTTGCCTAGGACGTCATAGAGGCACGCGTCCACTTTTAGTCCCAGCGCCTTTGCGCCCTCAAAGTACACCGAGATCTGTCCGTCGATCCGGAGCCGGGCCCAGTAGGTCGAACCGGGCGACATATCCTCACTGGTAGTTTTGTGCTCTACGAGCAGAATCCGACCCTGATCGTCCTGGACAATCACGTCGATCTTGCCCGCCAGGTCCCAGGTACGGGAGGCGACACCGGTACTGGGGTTCCTCAGGTTGGCTCGGAACTGGACCTCGACCCCTACCGCGCGCAGCGGTTCGTCGCGCCACCGAGCGTCGTAGCCGGTTAGAATCGCCACCGCCCTGGCCAGATCGTAGAGATCTACCTCTCCGGTCAGGGCACCCAGGGCCGCTGCTAGACGCCCCTTGGGCTCTGGCTCGCTCCACCAAGCCTCTAACCCACAGTGGATAAGCGAACCGAAACTGAGCGCGTTCGCCTGCTCGACTGGCCGGAATCCATCTACGTACCGGTATCGGTGTAGACGCTGGCAAAGACGGGTGTCTCGCAGGCGAGACGAGGTAAGCACATTATCACTCATGGTTTATCACTCCTTGCCCACGTAATAGTGGGTCACTGTTTGCTCCCTGGTTTGGGTGGTGACGGCGGGCTTCTTGCCGGGGGCACACCACGCCTGGACCGGCTACTCACCCGCCGTGTTGTTCGTTGTCCAGCGAAAATAACTCAGGTGAACCACCAGCGCAAGAGGGGTGGCAAAAAATAATCACCTCGGTTACGGTGGGAAATGCTCAAATCATACTTGCAGGAAAAAGGCCTTTCCCAGGCCGACTTCCGGCGGATCCTGGAGACGGACGGGACACAGGTCTCTGAACCAATAGTGTCAATGTGGTGCAGCGGGACCCGTACGCCCAATCGCGTCCACTCCCTGGCGATCGAGAGGGTCACCAGGGGAGAAATCAAGGCCAGGTCTTGGGTGTCGGTTGGGCGAGGAGGGACTCCGTGACTCGACCTAGGCGAGGGACCAGATCGCCCTGCACGGGGGGGTGCGGTCGGATCGTCCAGGATCGCGAGGGGCTCTGTCAGCCCTGCCAGTCGGGCCGGCCGCCCCCCGAGCCTGATCCCCGACTCCTGACGGAGCAGTACCTGCACCGCTGCGTGCAGGAGCTGGCTCGGCGCCTGGAGGCCTCTCAGACGCTACTGGCCCGTCTGAGAGGGGAACCTATCCCGGATCCGGTCCGACCCCTGGGACGGCCGCTGTGACGCTGGTCGAGCGCGTCCAGCTTCGTCGGGCCGAGGAGCAGATCTCTGGCGACGCCCCCTACCGGCCCGTGTGGGGGCACACCGGAGACGACGTGCCGCGAGCGAGGCCCCCCGACACGCCGAAGCCCCGGCCGTGCTTGGCCGGTGACTGTTCACGCAAGGTGGAGCGGTGGGGGTATTGCGAGGCGCACGCGTTCCGGGTAGGCCTGGGGCTGGACGTGTGCGGCCCGATTTCAGGCCGAGGTCGAAGGACCAAAAAAAACGCAGCCAAGAGCGGGACCTAATCTACACAGCGTGACAACTCACGTGCCGTCACGCAAAGTCACCACACAGCAGCCTCCCCCCTTGACTCGTTCGGCGCATTACCGCAATATGTCGCAATGTCCAACCTAAAACATGACACCCAGACCGTACGTGAGGTAGCGGTTGAAGCACACTGCGACCCACGCACAGTGAATAAAATACTAGGCGGAGCTTCTCCCGCCTCCCTGTCTGGTCGCCGGGCTCTACGGGCCCTCCGTAGACGCGGCCTACTGGGGCCGGAGAACTCCACTGCCGACCAGAAGGGGCGGTGAGCAGCCGTGCGCTCGCGGCTCCTGAAGCCGGGCTTTTTTGCGAGCGAGCAGCTCGGCTCGTGTGATCCTCTAGCACGGATAGTGTTCTCCGGGCTCTGGTGCCTGGCCGATCGAGAAGGAAAACTGCGCGACCGACCGCGCCGAATCAAGGCCGAGCTACTGCCCTACGAGACCGGCTACGATTCCGTGGAGGAATGGTTATGCCAGTTATCGGAAGCTGGGGTTATCGTTAGATACCAAGTGAACGGAGAGCGTTTCCTGAAAGTGAAAGACTTCTTGAAGCACCAAAACCCGCATCCCCGCGAACCTGCTAGCGAAATTCCGGAGCCGTGTAATTACACGGCCGGCCCTGTAAAGGTCTTGCTCGGCCGGGCGGTTTCTGTTTCTGTTTCTGTTTCTGATTCTGTTTCTGAAGCAACTACAAGCTCGGAGCCGGAAAAAACCCCGGCATCCGAGCCGGCGGTGTCGGTGCTCGCGTTCGCCGAGCAGACGGTGCCCGAGCAGCAGGTGCCCGAGGAGCCGCCGGCCGTCGCCGTGCTGCCGTGCGTCGGCGCCGGGCCGCCCGAGTACCGGGTGACCGAGCAGCTCGTGACCGAGTGGGCCGCCTCGTTCCCCGGCGTCGACGTGCGGCGGGAGCTGC